CCGATAGGAAGGGGGTGATGCTCATGTCAACATTCCAAGCACTGATGTTAATGCTTGCTTTCGGGTCATTTATCATTGCCCTGTTGACATATATAGACAAAAAATAGACTCCCCTTGAGCTGTGGAAGGTTGAAGGGAAAGTCTACCTAAAGAACCTATTCGATAAGCCAGCCCCTTGAGGGCCAAATTGTACATTGCCGGGATGTTGACGCATCCTGGCTTCTTTTTATTTTATGCAAAGTGCTTTGCATGTAAACATATTTCTAAGAAACTCTTGAGGGTTACACAGCAACTCTTTTATAGCTACTCTGTCACTACGAAAAATTATACCATATCGTTGAATAAAATAAAAACAACATCTATTTTTCGTCATTCGTCATGTCTTTTCTATTGTAATTTAGAAAGAATTCTTCAGTTTTTCAGGCAGATCAAAGTCTTCAAATGTAAATGGAACTTCTTCTTCAAGTGCCTCTGAATCGACATCCAATCCAGCAATTTTAGCTGAATCAAAGTTGACATCAAATAACGTCACACGCTCAGCGCCTCGGCCTGATGACTTATCATCAAGCACCGCTTGAAGAGTGAAATAAGGGTCTTCCCCTTTTTTCACATAGTTGAGCATTAATTGAACAAAACGTGAAGTGACTTTATAGAATGTTGCCGTTCCTGTTCCGTTTGCCCCTGTTGTTTTATGACCAGTCATTCGGCGTCCCATGACGTTGACTTCGGATTTGTTTTTCTCCACGTTTGCTTCGAAGGTTTTGATAAATGCAAGCTCCTCACCTTCTAAGAAAAGACGACCCTCTTTACCTGAAATTGTATTTTGCGCTTTAAAAGCCATCTTACTTCACCTCCACATTGAAATAGAATTTTTCTGCTGCGTCTACTGGTTGAATCGCTAAATCAATAATAAATCCATCACGATCCTCATTGAGACCAATGACGATATCTGTTTCTGAGTTAAAGCCTGTAATGCCGCTTCCGTCTTGAAGTTGCGTGAGATACTGCGTAATCAGTGTTTTCACAAGCTGCATACCGTCATCTGATGCTGGAATGTCATTTCCATTGGCTTTGCGTAATTTGATCATATTTTTCAATTCAAATGTTAAATCATTGTTGATTGCATCAAGCACACGAATGATTTTGTTTTTCGCCATTTGCTGGTTCTTTTCAGCCGTGAAGCTTGTCAAGGAGTTAATATCTTTTTCAACACTCACTGTACGGTCTCTCGCATCAAAGGTGAAAAGAAACTCCCCTTGTGATAATCGGTATTCTACTTGATCATTGTCAAGGCGCTCTAGTGTGTCTACTGCTCCCTCGTATTCAACAAAGGTAAGTGACTGATTAAAATTCGCTCCTGCACTTGCACCTGCGACCCAAGCTGTTGTTTGAGCAGGCGTCAGTTCTGTTCCATCTTCTAGAACAACACCACTTGTGACATTGATGATTCCTTCTTGGTCCGCTGCATAATTGGCGACAACCCCTTGCACCTTACGTCCTTGTTTATCGCGTAACCGTTCGATAAACGAGGCAAAGGTTGCTTTTAATTGCTCACTATTATTGACTGGAAGGGCAATGACATCAAAGTATTCTGTTTCTGCTGCTTCTAGGAAAGTTGTATAATCTGCGACACTTGCCACGCCATTTTTCCCGCCGCTTAGAGCCGTTCCAGCTGTAATGACCGCTTCACCTTCACCAGAAAATTGAACATATTTGTTTTTCACAAGCTCTTTGACATCTGTGACAACCTGCTTATCGACAATATCTGTTCCAAGATAGGTGATGACGTCACGTTTGGTGCTATCCAGTACATTCTCTGCAACTTGAATAGTGATCTCATTTCCTTTTTGACCGCCATAATTTGCTGTGACCACAAAGCTTTCGGCAATTTCAGCTTTGGCTGGCTCTCCTTCGTTTAAACGGTAAAGTAAGACCGTTTGCGCTTTTTTCTTCGCTTCGCGGAAAAGAAGAAGTGACTTATCATCAATGTTGAGTCCGACTTTTTTATTTAAGTCTTCCATATTGGAAACGGAAATAAAGGTTTTTGGTTCTCCCCAGCTCATCACAAGAGGAAGTGCCACCGTGCCTCGATCGCCTAAAGTAATTCGCTGCTCTGCTGTTGTTTTAAAATTAAAGTAAATGCCAGGACGCTTTTTCTCTGTACCTGATGTAAAAGTGCCTCCGTTCATCCTTTAAACCTCCTTGGACAAAAAAGCATCAATGTGCTTCTTTGCTTCTGTTTTTGTAATTGGTTGATGTTTGATATAAAAAAGAGCACCTTCAAGGATTTCTGGTTTTACCCCAAAAAGATCCTTACTGTGCTCTTTTAAGGCTTCAAATGAAAAGCCAAATTCTTTTTCTTCGCCAGCTGCTTGATCGAGCTGTGCTTTTTTAGTCTTGCTCACGTTTGATCACCCCATCTGAAAAGTTGATATCCTCTAGGCTTGGCTGTTTGTCTCGATAGTACCAATAGCTGCTATCCCACGTCAGGACAATCGCTGCTACACCTTGATCTATGATTCTTGTTTCCACCCTTTTGATGCGGACATAATCATCAAGCACTTTGCCATCTTCACTGATCATCTGAATCATTTGACGATCAGCAAGTAATGCATCAACGACAGTTTCTGCCGCATCATGTGCTTTCTCAGTATCGATATGAAACACTTTCACTTGCAGCGAATAAGATTTCATAAAAGTAGACACTGTATCTGGACCACTAATGATAGTCACTGGCGGCACATAAACAGATGGCACTTGAAAGCGCTCTGGCAGAAGACGATCATACATTTTCACAGGAAAGTGTGTGTATATATAATGCATGATTGCCCCGACTTCTTGATTCATTCCATCACCTCCCAAAATGTCGATCGATCCAGCTTTGAAGCTTCCGATCCAGCGAGTGTTCAAACATTTGTTCATAGAGCATGACAGCATGATCCCAGTAACCATTTCCATCGATCCATTGAGTTGAAAGCATCATGCCTGTACTCGCGCTCGGATCATATTCAAAGCGGCTTCCAGCCCATCTGCCAGGCACCCACCTTCGTTCTCCATTTGAAGAAACGGCATGTCCATCATTGACGTAAGAAGCATATTCAAGCTGCGTTCCAACTTCAAGCGTGAGCCCACCTCGTGAAGTGAGAAAATGATTCTCCCTGTCACCTTTTTGAAAGGAATTGAGAAGACGGCCTGTATCGACAGCCTTTTCCTTGATTAATTCATCTTGAATGATGTCTAAAAGCTGTAAGCCCATTTCCTGTAACCAATTTTGGTACTGCTCCGTCAAGTCGCCACTATTCGCCTTTTGGAGCTGTGACAGCAGCCGGTCAAGTCCATCAATTTTCATAGATTTTCCTTTCTGACAGCCATCACTTCAATATGATGCTGTTTCACTCTTTTCGGCTGCTGTAGCTTGAGTGAAATGCCGTTCCACACCATTTTGTCATGCAAGCGAATATCACTTGCTATAGGGAAATGGACAAGATAGGACTGATAAATCACTGTATTTGGTTCTTCTTGCACGAGTGACTGGTTTTTTTCTACGACATAGCAAGCCAAATCTCTTATACTTGGTGCATCAGGATAGGCGGGTGTCATTTGCATATCTCCTGCTGGAATACCATATTTACCGCGGACAGGCTCCTCGTTCTCCAGGTGAAAAAGATCACAGCGATCCGTTAAGAGAGATTCATAGCTCATAACGATCTCACCTTTAAATTGGCACTGCCGCAAGTTAATGATGGTTCAATATAATCAACAAGCAGGGCATACACATATGGTTTGCCTTTCACTTGATCCGCTGCCTTGGCATATGAATAATCACCCATTTTTTCTGACGTCAAGCCTTTCATCATGGATTCATCATCATTCAGCATGGCAAAATACTGGGCCATTTTTAAGAAGGCGATCCTTGCTTTTTCAGGGATGGGCTGATATTTTTCGTGCGTAAAATCGTGGCCGACGATCTGAAATACCGCAGCTTCTGCTTCGATAATATCTGCCGCTAGTCTCTCTACAGAACGATTTTTCACGCGATCAAATACAGAATAGGCTTGTAATTCCTCAGCAGAAATGATCATGATCTGCCGTCACCTACTCTTTCACTTTCATTACTTTGGCTACAGCATCCTCTTCCTCAAATTTGCTGTCGAGCTTTGCTGTCAGCACAATGATAAACTTACGACTGCGAATATCTTTTTCTACTTCAATCCGAATATTGCGAGAAAAACCTACGATGATGTTTTTAGGGTGTGTCAGCAAAATATCTGATACGTCCGTTCCTGCTTCATCATACGGCTGCATGTTGGCAAGACCTTTGACCGGAACACCGAACGCAGAGGAAAGTCCGCCTTGAAGTGCTGAATCTCCTAAGCCTGTTTGACGGTTTGCTACTTGATCTTTCCACTCGACCTCTAAGCTCGGGGATGTGTAGAACCGGAAATCCTGTGGAACACGTAAATATTTTGACGGCATCGCTTTATAGGCTTGTTTGAACATTTGACGGCTAATTTCTGCTCCATTTGCATCGACAATATGAGAGACTGCCTGTTTTCGTACGCCATCTATTTGAGCTAAAAATGGATCTTCTGCTGTTGTATCTCCGTTGACAATCAGCTCTTCAATATCGACTGCCGCTCGTTCCGCCAGCATTTGCATAATCGTCTGCTGAATCCCGTCTTTTTCAATATTGTTTTCAATGCTGTCGTAGGTCATATGAATCTCTGCAATGACCTCTTTGGCATTAAGCTGGACAGTGCTTGTCGCTGGGACAACACGATCTTTTGCATTAAGCGCTTTGCCTTCTTCTGCTGGGCGCAAAATACGCTGGCCGAAGCCAATTTTTTCGATTTTTTGTGAATCACTTTCCATTGGAATGATACGTGCATCATTTAAAACGGTTGGTGTGTTTTGCATCATTCTAATGAATGTGTTGGATTGGGCTGCGTTCATGAGACCGCCGGTTTTTAAGCTGGCAAGTGTCATTTCTGCCTTACGAATCAACTCTTGATTTCTCACACTTTTTCCTCCTTATTTGGCTTATAGTAAGCCATCCCATATGGGTTTTGTACTGTCGTTTTGTGTATCGTGAATTGTTTGTTTTGAAATACCCCGCGCTTTTTCAAGCATGTGAATCCGCTCTGAAATAGGCAGTAGCTGCTGCTGAAGCACTTGCTGAATAGCTGATTTTTCTCTGCTGGTGGATTTCTCTAATGAAGAGAGTTGATGACGAATCGGCGCAACCACTTGCTCCAGCACTTTTTGAACAGGTTCTTCTTCCCCTGCTTGATCTGCCCTCTGTGTTTCTGCTTGCTGTAAGACGTTTTCGATTGCCGTCTTTGCTTTTTCAAGCTCGCTTACTTGATCGGTCGTCAATCCGGCATCTTGCTTTTGAACGGATGCTGGTCTTTCGCCAATCGCTTGAAGGACGTCTGTTGTCTTCAACACGTCCTGCACAATTGGTATCAATTGTGCAAGCGCAGCTCTTACGCTAGACTCATCAACATCACTTGACTGTAACGTTTCCAGCAGATGATCTAAAACGCTCCAAAATTGTTGTGGCATATTTGCACCTTCCTCTTTCAAAAAGAAATTTTTCAGCAAAGAAAAAAGCCCTCTCTCATTCGCTTCTTGAGATAGGAGCTGTTCCTGCTCTTCTATTGCAACGATGTCTGCTGTCCCTGCCATGGAATAGCCTGTAATGTGGCCTTTTTGAATCTGATCCCAAATTTCTTCGGAGGCCTTTGTCACAAGCACCCATGATCCTTTTCGAATCAGCTCTCCGCCTACTTCAAAATCCGCTGGAGCAATATATGATTCGACGACTTCGCCAACACCCTCTTGAAAATCATGCTGCTTGTCAATGTGACGGGCATCTTTCATAAAACCGTGTGCTGCTCTTTCAATTTCTTTGGCCGACATAAAGTCTTGATGTGCATCAGGTGTATTCGGTTCATACACGACGCCATACACAAGGCGATGAGCATCTTCTGCCTTTGTCAGGACGCTAACTTCCTTTTGAAAGTCAGGCTGTTGTTTCTTTGCTTTCGTGAAAAAGAATTTCTTTTGGTTTGCTGCCCTGTCGACATAGGAAACATGCGTAATTTTTGCGTTTTTTAATTCTCTTGGCATATGTTCACCCCCCTTCAAAAAAGCTCACGTTCTTCTATTTCTCCAGCTGTGCCGGCGCTGACTGTGACTGTCCATCAGCTGATGCTACGCGGCTTTCTAAAGGCCTGTGATAGAGATCTTCCGGCCATTCCTCTAACGTTTTGCCAAGAATGCGTCCCGCCAGATCTCGTAAATCGTTTGGCGATACTGCTCCAGCCTGAATAAATGGTGTCAGAACCTTCGCAATCTCTAATGGATCTCTGAAATCAGGACCATTTAATAAAAAGCGGACATGCCATATATCCAGATCAGGAAGGAAAAGGGTATTGAGTTTCCCAGTAATGAGATGCCTCTCCGGCTGAAATACCTGCTCCTCCGTCGTTTTACGTGCGGTATCTGCTGTGGCCTTGTTATAATCTTGTGACTCACCTGTGTAAATAGGCGGCAGACGAAAAGCGGAGCGGATTTTGTTTCTAGTTTTTTCATCGTATTCTAAAAAGAGCGCATCCTCTTGCAGGATTTCCGCCAAGGATTTAAAGTTCACTTTGACATTTGATACCTCTTCTTCACCTGTTAATCCCTTTTCTGTCGGAAGCCCTTCTACTTCAAGCAATAAAAATTTATGCGCATGATCAGAGCCTTCAATATCGTCCATATAATCCTGAAGCTGCTGATATGAAGCCTCTGACAGCATCCCATTTTCAACAATAATGGCACCTGGTACATGCCGCCCTTGCTTAAAATAAAGATAATTCAGCTCTTCTGCCTTGCGTGCTCCATACATATTGACGATATTGCCAATCCAGCGGGGAATCCCATACGTACCGCTACCAATTTTAAAATGAATCACTTCTGTTGCTCTAAGCGGTTCTGGTGTCGTGTCATCGTATTTGCCTGTTTCATAATTTAAGATGCGGGGATCACCATACTCCTTGAAAAAGACTTTCTTTTCATTGATGACCTGTACATATTTTCGGAATCGTTTCTGTCGATTCATCGTCTTCAATTCTCCGTCTTCTGTGAATCGGAATTCGACGTCGACTGGCTCACTCAGCTTACAAATGCGGATATGGAGTGCATCTAAATACTCGATTCCTGCTGGCTTTCCTTGTCCATCTCGCAGCACCTCTAAAAACCCATTGCCCGTTTTCTCTCGGTCTTCTAGGACATAGCCAAGAATCACATCGGCAGACTCATCGTAGTTCATGTATTTCGTAAACTCTTCCAGTCTTGTCCATTCCTTCTCTGCTGTCTTCTTTTTTGCCGATTTCACACCTTCTGCATTAAAATCAAACGCATATTCCACCCCAAAACCAAAGCCTAAAATGTTGGTTCTATACGCATCAATACACTGCTGAAGAATCGTCGAGTATTCTGCCATGCTTTTTAGTTCATTGATGTTGTAAGGCGGGGGAACAATGTCATCTTTTTCGTAGGAAAATTCATCTTCATACATTTGTTTTGTGTGATCAGACATGTTTGCTTTCATAATTGTTGCCTTCAATTGTTTCATTGTATGGACCTCCTCTCTCTGTTTGGACGGACACGGTCAGAAGCAGTCTGTTTCAAATCCGTCACCTCATAATCATCCAGTGCATACCAAATGGCGGACAATGTGTGCGGGTCAATTTGAAATTCATCTTCCGCTAAGCGGCCGTTCTTATCTGCCTTATAGGTCAGTGATTGAAGTTCATAAATAGTATAAGGACACGCATCAGAGCAAATGATTTTCTTAAACCGTTTGATTTTCTTTGTATATTGCAAGCGTGAGCCTTGGAACTTATGCGCTGCCACCATTTGAAGTCCGCGCTGCCGAAAATAATGAATGGTTTTAGGCTCTGCTGCGTCTGCCTTAATAAGTTCCTTTGATTCCGCAAACTCTTTCAGGTCAACGGCTGTTTCATCATCTGTTTTTCCGCGGTCGTAATATTCCCAATAAATATATAAGTACTTTTTTTCATGATCGACGGCTAATCGAATTAACGCATTATAGGATTCCACAAAGCCAAAATCCATGCCCGCTCGTTTCAGCGGTCTGTCAATCTCGTGAATCGCTTCTAATACGTCAGCATGATTTCTCACTTCAAATTGAGGAAAAACCTTTGTGCCATTGATCCCGAAATATCCCTTCCTCGCAATTCGATAAAGGTCTGGGTCATATTCTTTCAGCTCATCCAGCTGCTTCACATAGCTTTTAGGAAGAAAGAGGTTATCTGCTGCTGTCGAATGATGATAGTACGTATCCTTGATGACGACAGTTCGCTTTTTGTATAAAGTCTCGTCATCCAGAACAAATCGCTTCAGCTGCTCATCTCGAAAGAAATGTCTGTACGTCCAATTATCCTGACCAACAGGGTTGGTCGATAACATCATATAAAGAGGTAAAGCCGGGTGCCTCAGCCTTCCAAGCAGTTCTTTAAAACCTTCATAAGAAACCTCGGAGCACTCCTCAATCCAAATGATCGAGATATTGTTGATCGACTTCAATTTCTCAGGTTTATCCAGCCCTTTAAATAAGATGCTGCTGCCGTTTCGAAAAGTGAGGGCAAGCGGCGAACTGCGGCACTTCACAATATGATCAATGCCAAGATCGGTGACGATTTCTTGCAAAAGAGAAAAAGTCGACTCTCGGTGCGTATCATACACCTCTCGTATGACAAGTGCTGTCCGCTTTTCCTCGAGCAGCTTTAAGATGAGCTTTAACGCAATGTGATAGCTTTTGGAAGAGCCATAGCCGCCTACTAAAAATTGAAACTTTTGATTCCAATCGAATAGAAAGTGTTCAAAGTGAGGATTGACTTCTTTTTCAATCAACGACGTCATGAGTCGTCCTCTTTTCGCTTGATCATGATGTGAAGGTCTTCTTCTTTTTCCTCTCGCACTGCTTTTTTTGTTTTTTCGATTGTCAGTTCAATTTGCTTCAGCCTTAATCTTCGTTCGTCTTTCGCATGAGCGAGCTCTTCAAACTGTTTTATAAGTCGTCTTAGCTCTCCCATTGCACGAGATTGGGCATTTAAAAAAGTGGCATGCCGGTCCCATGAAAATTGAAACGAAAATTCTTCTGCTGTAATATCTGGTTCTGGCTGAATGCCTTCTATCGTGTCTTCCTCTAATGAAGAAGGCATGTATGTCACCTTTTTCAGCTCTTTGATCATGTCATCTTGAGCTGCTACATGCATGATTCGCTGCGCACGAATAATGGCTGCGTATTGAATTTGGATTTGGTCCCAAATTAAATCAAGTGAGGTGCGCCCGCCCATTTTCTCCATGATTTCAATCGTTTCATCCGAGAGAAATTGATTGAAAATCGAATGCGCTGTCTTTGACGACATTTTCTGTCTTTGCCAGCCGTATCGCCTTTTCCATGATTTGACGGTATGGATGGAGACGTCGTAACGATCAGCTAGCTGCTGGTACGTCATCCCTTTCATATAATCCTGCTTAGCCTCTATCTGTTTATCTTTCATTTACATTCACCTGCCGCCTCCTTTTAGTTCGAACGATTCCCTAAAAAGGAATCATTTGTGCCGGGCTAGCAAACATTCGTTTGGTCTTTCTACATATAGGTGGCAACTGTAAGACAAGCTCTGAATGAATTCTTTTTAAAGAAAAAACGCCTATTCAGCCGCTTTGAATAGGCGTTCTTGTACTTTTTTGGACATTTTGATCCGAGCTCTTTCCATATGCTTTTGGACAGTTCCTTTCTTTACATCTAGCATCATCGCAATCTCACTAAATGAAAGTCCCTGCGTTGTGTGCATAAAGAAGACGTCTTTTTCTCGATCTGTTAAAACGGACAAAGCTTCGTCAATTCGTCTTTTGTCCCGCTCACTTACCTCTCTTTCTTTCTCTTGAATAAGGGTATATTCATGTGATAAGGCCTCTAATACTTCTGGATTGGCAAGGATCGTGCGCTGATAAACAGAACGTCTGTCCAATCCCCTGCGCGCGCCTGGCTCTCTGCCGATTTGAAGCCAGTCCACAACGTATTCTAGATCACTGACCATACTGGCGATCATTTTTTTGTCATGCTTCTCTTGATCTGACAACTGCTTCTCCTCTGTTTCTCTCAATCGTTCATATCGTTTTCTAGCATCTTTTAATGCTCTTTTATATTCAATCAGTAAATCTTGCATATGTGCTCTCTCCCTTTTTTAGAAAATAAAAAACGGACACCAATCAAGTCCCTTTCAGTAGGGTCTTGATCAGTGTCCGCAGGCTTTCCGTCTTGGACTTATGATGTTGTGTATTTATCATGCTCGCTGATTTTAAAACCAATCTCGTGATCCACTCTTGCAAAATGCCCCTTTGCTGTTTGAATAATTGTTTTTCCATGCTCAGGCACATCCATCTTATAGGCCGTTCCTACATTTCCATCTAACACAATGACTTGAATCTTTCCTTTTTCCATTTCACCGACAAATGTCTGGTTTTCTTGAATGATGAGCTGTTTTGGCTCGTTCATATGCTTGTCTCCTTTTTTGGTGATGACCTCATGCCGTCACCGACAGTATTTAAAATGATTTCCACTCTTGGACGCATGCTATAAAACTGTGAAACTCTTAAATCCACAATCTGCAAAGGGGCGTCATCGGCAATGGAGTGAAGTGCTTCTAGAATATGCTTCAAACTTGGCTGGAGGATGCTGATGTGCACTGGACGTATCAAGCCTTTTTCAGCATATGTACGCTTGTCTTTGCCGGCAGCTAGATCAATTGGCATATTGTAAAATAAACGAATGTCCAGTGATAGTGTGCCTTTTATTCTTTTTGAGCATTGCGCTTTTGCGGCTGCTCGAATTCTTTTCATCAACGGCTCTTTTGTGAATAAATGCTCTATCTCAATGATGAAGTGGATCACCATGTTACGATCTCCCATCATCCTTGCTCCACTGCCGAATGTCTTGTTCGTTTTGACTCGCTTTGAGCAAACATGTCAAGAACGTCACGATTTGCTTCAATCGATTCATATCGCTCTGATTCCTTCCTTCTTCTTTGCATCCATCGTTTTTTCTGCCATGAGGGTCATATAGGTGCGCTTCGCTTCTGCCGTGGCGAAAGCAAACATTGGTTCCTTTTGATGAAAAGTCATCCAACCGCCAGCTTGTTCTAAACAAAGCTGGGCTTCTTTTCGATCATCAAACGTCAACTGATGTCTCATCATCGTCAACTCCCTCCTCGTTGTCATCGCCGTCTACTTGATAGCCATATCGCTTGATCTCATTCTCATACGGCCAGTAACTTTTTGGATATCCAAAGTCATTGATTTGTGTCACGATCGGATGTTCAATATTCATTCTGTTTGTCTCTCCTTTTTCAGAGCGGTCTCTTTTCAAATTACTCTTTTTGTGTAACTTTTAGCTAAAAAAAAGCGCTTGAACACTGATATTGAACAGCTCAGCAATATGCTTTGCTCATTCTGCACTGGGCTTTGTGCGGCTTTTTCTATATTCGCATCCTCACTCGTGTCCTTATATGCAATTTTTTCGCCATATACGTTTGTGTTTTCCCTTGTAAGATTCGTTCTTCTCGCAAATGCCTCTTACTCAATATGTGTAAGTTATACTCATTATGATAATATACACAAAACGAGTAAGTCAATCATATTTTTATTCTTTTTGTGTATTTATTTATCTTTTCCGTGTAATTCATGATAAAATTTACACATAATATGAAAAAAGGTGTTTCCAATGGATAATTTGACTGGAAAGATTCTAACTGAATTAAGAGAGAAGCATGGATGGAGTAAGTCAACCGTTGCTAAAAAACTCGGATTAAAAGCGATGTCGACCTATGCAAACTGGGAATATGGATTGAGAAAGCCCGATGGTGAAATGATTGTGAAAATCGCCGAGTTATATGGGGTCTCAACAGATTATCTCCTCACAGGTAAGGACAAAGGCACCTCCGATTACGACCTTGCAGATGATCCTGATTTGCAAATTGCGTTTAAAGCTGCCTCCGACTTTTCTGAAGAAGCACGAAGACAAACCATCGACTTTATTAATTACATTAGAGAGAAAGAAAAGCAAAAAGGCCGTCAGCCAAAGCAGTCAGACGACAAATAAAAGAAATCTGCTCTTTCATGACCTCTTTTTATACAGCATCACATAGCTGGGGATATACCCAGCTTTTTTTAATGCCTCTTTTTCCTCTAAAAAAAGAATGACCTATGAATAAAGTGATGACAGTGAACCGTACACTTTCTGTAGATTATTCAATCGCCGTCTCTCGTCCAGCCATCAAATTTCTGTGTCTGGTGCAGCGTATGCGATTCAATTAGATCAAACTGCTCCGAATTCCACTTGGATTCGTGCCATGCAACGCGGTTCTGTGACTGTTTCTTACTATCATTCACTAGGTGAGCTTGTGATTCACTATATAGCTGTTCGATAAGCAATCTAGCTTTACATATCAAAAGGCGATGAGATGAAGTCATCCCCTTTTAGTGTTTCGGACTGCCATCCTCTGATCAGTGGTTGCCAATATTCATCCAATATGTTAACTTCTAATAAAATAAAGTTAACATATTGAGAGGGGCTTATTATGGGAAAACAAACGTCTTTGTCCTGGGAAGCGATAGCGGAGCAGGCGATGAAAAATGAACCGATCACCATGGAAGCAGGTCTAGATATTCTTGAAGCAGACGACGGAGAATTGTTACCTATTATGCATGCAGCCTATCAAGTGAGATTTCATTTTTTTCAAAACAAGGTGAAGTTAAATATGATTTTGAACGCCAAAAGCGGTTATTGTCCTGAGAACTGCGGGTATTGTTCACAGTCGGTCATGTCAAAAGCGCCTGTTGAGAGATACACAATGCTTGATCAAAAAACCATTGTGGCCGGTGCGCGTGAGGCATTAAAACGAAAAGCGGGTACTTTTTGTATTGTGGCAAGCGGGAGAGCACCCTCGCATCGTGAATTAGATGAGGTAACCGCAGCAGTGAAGGAAATTACTGCGACGATGCCTTTGAAGATTTGTGCATGCCTTGGATTATTAAATGAAGAAAAAGCAAAGCGTCTGAAGGAAGCAGGCGTTCATCGTTATAATCACAATATCAATACACATCAAGATCATCATGCTCAAATCACAACGACCCATACATATGATGACCGTGTGTCGACCATTGAGCAGGTTAAACAGTCAGGTATGTCGCCATGCTCCGGTGTCATTATCGGCATGGGCGAAACCAATCAGCAAATTGTTGAAATGGCTTTTGCGCTCAGAGCCCTTGATGCGGATTCGATTCCCATCAACTTTCTCCATGCAATCAAAGGAACACCTCTTGAACATCAGGGACGCACCCACCCAATAAAAGCGTTGAAGGTTTTGGCACTGATGCGATTCATCAATCCAACGAAGGAAATTCGAGTATCTGGGGGAAGAGAGTTTAATTTACGAACGCTGCAGCCCCTCGCATTATATGCGGCAAACTCTATTTTTGTCGGTGATTATTTAACCACAAAAGGACAGCAAGTCCAAACCGACCATCACATCATTGAAGATCTAGGATTTGAAATAGAAGAATGTGCGCTGTAAAAAAGTCTGCCGATGAATCGGCAGACTTCTGACGTTGAGATTAGAATCTTTTATGGAAATCAACCGTGCCGCTGCCTTCTTCGCGATCAAAGCTGCCAATAAAGGTCCAGTTAATATAACCGCCGTCACCATTGTTGACAAACGTACCATCTTCAAACACCCAAATACCAAACGTAATCCCATCATAAACGACACTATCATAATAGACTACATTGTTCAGTCCACTAAAGTCATGGTCTTGGCTTAAGTTTTGGACAACCACATTATAGTTTTGATCTGCTTCATAGAATGCACTGTACGCTGCATTTTTGACAAATCCATCACGATTTTGAGATGTTTTCACTGCTTCTTCAATTTTATCGGCAATGGCTACTGGATCAATCGAGACACTTCCATCGACACCTGTTGTCGTAGCAGCTTCAGCCTTTTGACCAAAAGTCGTAAGAGATAGAGGGACAGCAACCATTGAAGTAGCAATCATCGAACTAACAAAAAATTTGCTTGTTTTTCTCATTATTTCTAACTCCTCCTTTAAATGGTATGTTGATGTACTACCCTTTTACTTGTCTCTTAAACACTAAATTAAGAAAAAAGTTCATTTTCTACCAATTAAGAGGGGTATTTTACTGTTTAAAAGGGATGAAACAACAAAAAACTACTCTTTTGAAAGAGTAGTTTAGATTGTTGACAAAGGGATAAAATGAACTTTATTTTAGCCCTTTGTCTTCTTTTCAGAGTGACATGAAAAACTTTGACGGATAGGAATGAAGAGTTATTTC